CCTCAGTGAGGATCAGCAGGCCGCGTTCGAGCGTATGGCCACCGAGATGCTCTGGAATTGGACCGATCGCGTCTTCGGCGTCTGCGAGGTCGTCGCGCGCCCGTGCCGGTCCGACTGCGGATCGGCCGAGCGCTGGATGAGCACCTTCTGGGGTCGCGGCCCGTACCCCTGGGCGGGCATGGCCTCCGGCTCGTGGGTGCCGCTGCTCATCGGCGGCCAGTGGTACAACATGGGGTGCGGCTGCGCGGCCGCGTGCTCGTGCTCCACCGAAGGCCCAAACGCGCTCCGGCTACCCGGCCCCGTCGTCGACGTCTCCTCGGTCCGCATCGACGGCGTGGAGGTCCCCGCCGACCAGTATCAGGTGCTGTACGGTCGGCTCCTCGTGCGCCTCGACGGCTCGCCGTGGCCGGCCTGTCAGGACCTTCTCGCGCCGGCGACCGCCGAGGGCACGTTCGAGGTCGTCTACACCCGCGGGGTGGCTGTGCCGCAGGGCGGTCAGATCGCGGCGGGTATCCTCGCGTGCGAGCTGGCGAAGGCCGCGTGCGGCGACAACTCGTGCCAGCTCCCTCAGCGTCTGCAGACGGTCACGCGCCAGGGCATCACGGTCGGCGTCGTCGATTCGTTCCAGGGCCTCAACGACGGCAAGACGGGTATCTGGCTCATCGACTCGTGGACGGCCTCCGTGCGTAAGCCCACCGCTCGACCCCGCGCCGGCGTCCGCTCCCCCGACTACTCGGGGCCTGCTCGTCGGGGGATCTTCTCGTGAACGATCTCGTCGCAACGTTCCTGGACGACTACGCCGAGCGCGCGGTCGAAGCCCTCGCGGCTGTCGATCGTCGCCCTGGGCGCGTGGTGGCGATCGCGCCCGGCACAACCCCGGCGTGGGACGGCGACTGCAACGGCTACCTGTACGGCCGCATCGTGTCGATCGTCCCCGGCCAGGACGGCGGCCGCGCGCCGGTCAACGTGAAGTGCAACGTGCACTTCTGGGTCGCCACCCTCGCGCTCGCGATCGTCCGCTGCGTGGCGGTCGTCGACAGCAACGGCAAGCCGCCCCTCCCGACGCAGGTCGACTTCGACGGGCGCGGCTTCTCGCTCGACGGCGCGGTGCTTCAGCAGGTGATCCTCTGCTCGCCGTACACGCGATCGATCGTCCAGGGTGCGCCGCTCGAGGAGCAGGGCGGCTTCTCCGGCTTCGAGTGGACCTACACGGTCCGCGTCCCCACCTGCGACTGCGAGTAGCCGTGCCCCGCGTCCGCGTCTCCTACGACCTCGGCCCGTCGACGCGCGTCATCGGCGAGATCGTCGACGACGCGGCGTACCGCGCTGCTCAGCGCGTGCGCGGCCGCGCCATGAGCAACATCCGCTCGCTCGGGCGCGTCGACACCGGCGAGATGATCCGGGGCCTGCAGGTGCGTAAGACCGGCGCGGCCTCTCTCTGGCCTCAGTACACCGTGACCTCGACGGCTCGGCATACCGGATGGCAGGAGGACGGTACGCGCGCGCACGGCCCTCGGACCGCCGACTTCATGGTCTTCCAGATCCGGGGCGCGGGTCCGGTCATCTTCGCGAAGTGGGTTCGGGGCGTGACGCCCGGCCACTTCATGCGCAATGCGATGAACGCCGCGACGCCCGCCGACTTCACGTGACATATTAGGCGTGATACGCTCTGCGCATGGCTACCAACAACCGCATCGTCATCGAGGCCGAGCCTCGTAAGCCCATCCCCGTTTCCCTCGTCGACGTCGAGTACCTCGTCACCCAGCCGAAGTCGACGGTGGCGATCGCTCTGGCCGCGCGCGCGAAGACCGCCGGGGAGGACCCCGAGGCGCTGCGCGCCGAGCTGGACAACTGGATCGATATCGCCTTCGGCAAGAAGCAGGCGGCCAAGGTGAAGGCCCGCCTCGACGACCCCGACGACGACCTCGACCTCGAGCACGTGATGTCGCTCATGTCCAAGCTGGCCGAGGCGGCAACCGGGGACCCCACTTCGTAACCATCCGCCTCGCCAAGCTCGCGCTCGATACGTGGCCGAGCTTGGATGGTTACGCCGTGGCGCACGGCATGCCCGACCTGCGCTCCCTGCCCCTTGATCGGTTCGCCAACTTCGTCTACTGGATGGCCACGCGCAACGCCTCGGCGACGGATATCGAGAAGTTCCGCGCGAAGCTCTGGCGGCCTCCCGTCGGCGAGGTGGTGACCGACTCGCGCTCCCCCTGGGCACCGGAGAACGAGCAGAAAGGCTTCGCCTCCCTCAAGATGTCGCTGGGCCTGGGTGGTCCTCCGACCCCCGCCTGACCGGCATATACCACGTCCCCCGGCCTCTCGCGCTATCCTGTGCGAGAGGCCGTTGACGTTTCCCGCCTCGATGAGCACTAGGCTCGCTGGCGAAATGGGCCGGGGTCGCTAACCTCTCGCGTTCGCGCGATCGAGAACGGGCGGCTGTCGTGGCGGGTTCCATCGGATCGGTCAGCATCACGGTTGATGCTGATGCTACCGACGTACCCCGGCAGGTAGAGAAGGCCACTTCCGGCCCCATGGCGAAGATCGGCGCTTCCATGGGGAAGGCGCTCAGCGCCTCCCTCGCGGCCGCGATCGACCCGAAGGCGGCAACGTCCGCGCTGCAGTCCGGGATGACGTCAGCGCTCCAGCGGCTCGGCTCCGTGGGCCGCTCCGCGCTCTCGCCGATCACCTCCCAGCTGGGTAACTTCACCTCCGGCTTCAACGATGCCGCCGCGGCGACCAGCGCGGCGACGGGAAGGCTCGGCTCCCTCGGCGGGGTGGCTGCTCGAGCGCTCGCGCCGGCGATCACCGGCGTGCAGAATTTCACGTCCGGCTTCAACTCGGCGGGCGCGGCGATGTCGTCGTTCAGCGGCCGCATGGGTACCTTCGGCGGTATCGCGCGCACCGCCTGGAATGCGGCCTCCTCGGCGGCGTCAGCCTTCGCCCCCGTCGCGCAGAAGGTCCTCTCCGGCCTCGTCTCCGCCTCGGGTCGCGCGTGGGAGGCGCTCAAGTCGGGCGCGTCCGCCGCGTGGGGCGCGATCGCGCGCGGGGCCTCGGCGGCGTTCTCCGGCATCGGTCGCGCGATGCAGACCACGCTGGCGACCGCCGCGAAGGCGACCGGCGCGGTCGTCGCCGGTACGCTCGGCGTCGCGCTGACCAAGGGCTTCACGCGCCTCGAGGCGATCGATACCGCGCAGGCGAAGCTCGCGGGCCTCGGCATCACGGGTGCCAACCTCGAGGCGACGATGACCGCGGCGACCAACGCCGTGCGCGGGACCGCGTTCGGCCTCGGCGAGGCCGCTTCTGCCGCGGCTTCGTTCTCCGCCGCCGGCGTGCCGATCGACGGCATGGAGCGGTCGCTGAAGATCCTCGCTTCGACCGCCGCGGTGGCCGGCACCGACCTGACCGAGATGGGCACCATCTTCGGCAAGGTGGCCGCGACCGGCAAGGTCAACGGTGAGGTGCTCCAGCAGCTCGCCGAGCGCGGCGTGCCTGCCCTCTCGCTCCTCTCGAAGCAACTCGGCGTCACCGCCGAGGACGCCGCGAAGATGGTGTCGCAGGGCAAGGTCTCTTTCGAGGACTTCCAGTCGGCCATGGAGGCGGGCCTCGGCCCCGCCGCCGCGGCGATGGGCCAGTCGTTCTCCGGCATGCTGTCCAACGTCGGCGCGTCGCTGGGCCGCCTCGGTGCCACTGCACAGAAGCCGATCTTCGAGGCGCTCAAGTCGGTGATGCCGGGCCTGATCAACCTGTTCGATCAGGTCGGTAAGGTCGTCGAGCCGGTGGCGCAGGCGATCGGTGATCGGCTCGCTCCGGCGGCGGAGAAGCTCGGCGGGTTCCTCTCGTCGCTCGACTTCTCGAGCGCGGCGTCCGGCGCGTCGTCGTTCCTTCCCGCGCTCGCGCCCCTGCTCCCCGTGCTCGGCGCGTTCGCGGGCATGCTCGGCCCGCTGCTCTCCCAGATCCCCGTGCTCGGCGGTCTGTTCTCCGGCATCACCGGTCCTGTGGGCCTCGCTGCGGGCGCGTTCGCGGCGCTGCTGGCCTTCGACCCCCAGACGCTCCTCAACGGCTTTGCGTCCATCCAGGGCGCACTCCCCGGCATGCTGGCCGGCCTCGTCGACGGACTGACGACGCTCCTCCCGGCGATGGTGAGCCGCCTCGCCGAAAACGTGCCGATCTTCATCAACGGCATCGGCCAGATCATCCGGCAGATCATCCCGGCGATCGGTACCGCGCTGCCCGGCGTCATCACCCAGGCCGCGCGGCTGATCTCCGAGGTCATCCCCGCGATGCTGACCTCGCTCGCCACCCAGGCGCATCTCATCGGCATGGCGCTGATGGACGCGCTCCTGCAGGCGGTCCCGGCGCTGATGCTGGCGATCCCCCAGATCGTCACCGCGTTCACCACGCTGATCCCGGCGCTGCTGACCACGCTGGTCACTGCGATCCCGCAACTGCTCGCCGGCGCGCTCCAGCTCTTCATGGCGATTGCGCAGGCCCTGCCGATCATCCTCCCGCAGATCGTCGCCGCGCTCATGGCGATGATCCCCCAGCTCGCGACGACGCTCATCACCGCGCTCCCGCTGATCATCCAGGCCGCGCTCGAACTCTTCATGGGCGTGGTCAACGGCATCGTCCAGGCGGTGCCGCTGATCATCGCCGCCGTGCTCGAGCTTCTGCCTCAGCTCGTCGAATCGCTGATGGGCATGCTGCCGACGATCATCGACTCGGCGCTCCAGCTCTTCCTCGGCGTGGTCACCGGTCTGCTGACGGCAATCCCGCAGATCCTGGTCGCGCTCCTGCAGATGCTCCCCCAGCTCATCTCGACGCTGCTGGGCATGATCCCGACCCTGATCAACGGCGCGGTCCAGCTGTTTACCGGCATCGTCAAAGCGCTGCCGATCATCATTCCCCAGCTGATCGACGCCCTGATCCAGCTCGGGCCGACGATGCTCAATACGCTGATCAGCCTGATCCCGACGCTCATCGGCGCGGGCGTCGACCTCATCGGCGGCCTCGTGTCGGGTCTGTGGAATGCGGCCGCGTCGGTCGGCGAGGCGATCCTGCAGATCGCGCAGGACGCGATCGGCGACTTCCTGTCCTTCTTCGGGATCAAGTCGCCGTCGCGGCTCATGATGGGCTACGGCAAGAACGTCTCCCAGGGCCTCGCGAACGGCATCCGGGCGAGCCTCGGCCTCGTGACCTCGGCGATGGACGACATGTCGGCCGCCGCGGTGGCCACCTTGCCGCCGACGATCAGCGGTTCGGTGTCCGCTGCGGGCACTTCTCTCGCGCCGGGCGCGGGCGCGGCGTCCACCACCACGTCGAACAACAACAGCCGCAACGTCACCATCGCCGAAGGCGCGATCTCCGCGCGCGGCTCCGATGACCGTAAGGTTGCTCTGGAGATCGTCGACGCAATCGCGGAGGAGGTGAGCCTCTAGTGGCTTACGAAGGCTGGTTCCGTTTCGGCGGCAACGAGGTGGTCAACAACGAGCGCGCGCGCGGCATCGCCAACACCGCCGACTGCCCGATGTTCTGGCTGAAGGGTCCCGGATGCGACTCGCTCCAGGCCGCGCTCGGCGACGCTCCGTACCTCGCCGAAAACCTCCCCGACGCGCCGTGGTACGACCTGTCGATGCCGGACGTCTCCGGCCGCTTCTACGGGGTCTTCGCCCTGAGCGCGGCCGGCCTCAACGACTCGACGCGCTCGGCGTCCGTCGTGGAGGGTATCGACGACGGCGGCGTCATCGGCCGTACGCGCAAGGGGACGCGCTCGGTGCGCGTGCGCGCCATCCTCCTCGCGCGCGGCCGCGACGCGCTCGACTACGGCGTCGCGTGGCTGAATGCGGTCCTCGACCCGGACGCCTGCGGCCAGCACGGTACCGGGTGCGGCTCGACCGACCTGGAATTCTTCACCGACTGCCCGCCGGAGCGCGAGCTGGAAGAGTCCGCCGAGGACTACGCCGTCCGCGTCGACGGCTACCGGCGCTTCCTCCACGGCGTGACCGTGACCTCGGGTCCGCTCGAGCGCGACCTGATGACGAAGGGCGGCTTCTGGGCGCAGGTCTTCGAGTGGACCTACACCGCTGGCCGGCCCTGGGTCTACTCGGCGACGCGCGAGGTCGACCTCCCCGTCACCCCGACGATCGTCATCCAGGACACCCCCTACAACCTCGTGCCGTACCCCTCCGCCGAATTGCCCGGCGAGAACGTCACCGCGGCGACCAACTACTCGCTCAACCCCTCGGTGGAAACGAACGCTACCGGATGGGCCACCGGTGTCGAGGGCGCGATCACCGCGGGGATGGTCACCTCCGGGCGCGTGACCGGTGAGTTGACGGCCGTGGGCGCTGCGTCGTTCCGCGCGGTCTTCACGGCCACCGGGGCGAGCGCCGCGCCGGGTGGCTTCTGGATCAACCAGGAGGTGGATATCTCCGCGCGTCCGCAGAACGCTCGGGTGTCCGTCAACCTCTGGTCGGCGGAGCTGCTCATGGCCGGCGCGCCCGTGCGCGCGGATATCGAGATCGCCGCGTACTGGCGCTCGAGCGCCGGCGGCCCCGTGCTGCGTACCGACGTGCTCGGTACGGTCCCCGTCAACGGCGGCGCGCTCTCCACGCGCTCGCTGGAGCCGCCCCAGGGCGCGACTCATCTCCTCGTGCGCGCGACCGCCCGCATGGCCTCCTGGAATGCCGGGACGGTCGTCCGCCTCTACGCCGACGCGCTTGCCGTCACCGTGCCCTAGAAAGGATCTCTCGTGGCTGACTACGGATACGCCGACGGGGCCTTCTCGGGTCGCCCTCGCTTCATCCTGCGCGTCGATATGACGCTGCTCGGGACCGACAGCGCCAACAACCGATCGCGGTGGCGCTGGTCGCTCCAGGTCGTGAACCTCGACCGCGTGACGAGCACGTGGGCCGGTGGCTCCTTCCCGTTCTCGGTGCAGATCAACGGTGCCTACGTCGCGGACGGCGGGACGCCCAACGGTGTCTTCGACTTCCGCGACGGCGCGCTCGCTCACGCGATCACCAACGGCGAGGTCTGGGTCGGTCACAACTCCGACGGGACCAAGAACATCGGGATGGTCGGCGCGGTCGCCAACGCCTCCCTCTTCGGTAGCGCGCAGGCGGTCGGTAGCGTCGACGCCCCCGCGCTCGCGAAGCTCCCCGGCGCTCCGGCTGCCGCCGGGGTCGACCAGGCCACCGCGACGTCGCTGCGCTTCCGTCACGGCGCGGCCGCGGCCAACGGTGCGCCGATCCTGCAGTACCAGGCCCAGGGCACTCTGTTCAGCGATACCGCCTTCGCCAACCCGGTCACCCTCAACTCCTCGGGAACGGTGACGTTCACGAATCTCACCCCGGGGACGATGTACCGCTTCCGCGCGCGCGCACGTAACGCCGTCGGCTGGGGTCCCTGGTCGGCCGTGACCGTCGATGGCGCGGTCGGCTCGACGCTGGGTACCGGCGCGCCGTCGCTGCAGGTCACGCCGAGCGTCAACGGCTCGAGCGCCGTCGTGCGCGCTCTCCCGCCGTCGGGCATCACGGCGGTCAGCTACTACCGCATCGAGCGTCGCGTCGCGGGGACCACGACGCCGGTTGATTCCCGCCTGGTCAACGCGTCCACGGAGAACCCCTACACCCAGACTGGCCTCGCCCCGGGCGTCACCTACGAATGGCGCGTGCGCGCGGAAATCCGCACCTACAACTCGCCATACAGCGCCTGGCTGACGCGCACCCAGCCTCAGCCGAATACCAACCCTGGCGACTACTTCGACGGCTCGACGGCGGATCGTCCGGATATCGACTACCAGTGGGCGTCGACGGTCAACAACTCGGTGTCGCGCGCGGTGGCTCGCGCCCCTCTCGGGTGGCGCACCTTCGCGCAGGGCGTTGCCGCCTCGGGCGGCGCAGGCGTCGTCGCTCGCGTGACCGGCGGGCGCTCGGGATCGTTCGGCGCGCAGGTGACGTTCCTCTCCGATACCCTCGCCCCCGGCTTCCGCGCCGGTACGTCGCTGAGCGCGATCGGTGCCGTCGACGTCGCCGAGGGCGGTGTCTACTTCGGCTCGATCTACGTCGCCCCCTCGCGCGCCCAGGTGCTCGCCGCCGAGCTGATCTGGCTGGACGCTGCGTATGCGCCCATCGGCTCGTCGTCGATCGGCGATCCCGTGCTCGTCCCCGCGCTCGAGGAGCCGACCGCGCGCCTGGTTGTGCAGGGCACCGCTCCTCTCGGCGCTGCGCACGCCGCCGTCGGATGGGTGGATGTGCTCGGCGACGGCTGGTCGCCGTGGCTCGGTGGCGAGCACCTGATCATGGATGACGCGATGGTTTCCATCGGCGCGCTCTACGACTGGTTCTCGGGCGCGACCCCCGACACCGCTTCGTGGGAATACTCGTGGCTCGGCGTGGCTAACGCCTCCGTGTCGATGGCCACCGCGCTCAACCCCGATGATGTCGACCCTCTCGCGGATCCCGACTGCGCGCCGATCCCCGTCGCGCCGGAGCCTCCCGCGATCGCCGACGACTGCATCGAAGCGGTCGGCTCGTGGCGGCGATACTGGGCGATCATCCCCCAGAGCGAGGTCAGTAACTGGCTCGACCTGGTCGCGTCGATCACTCTCACCACCGGCGCGGATGCCGCGCGCCAGGTGCGCATTCGCGTCTACCAGAACCCGGACTCGCTGGACCCGTCCGAGTTCCCCGCCGATACCTGGGCCGCTGAGCAGATCGTGTCGTTCATCCCCGCGCTGACCGTGCTGAGCCTGGACGGCGTCTCCCAGCGCGTCTGGGCGGAGGTCGACGGCGGCGAGCCGATCGGCGCTGACCGACTGCTGTACGGTACCGGTGGAGGCCCCGCCTCCTGGCCGGTGTTCTCCTGCGGTACGGCCTACCTGATTTCATTCGACGTTCCCCTCGATGCGCCCGAGGGCAACCTCTCCGTCGACGTGGCGCTGACGACGAGGATGCTCTGATGGCTCTGGAGGCGGGCTTCTCCGGCGAGGCGTGCATCTCCCTGCACCGCGTGATGATCCATGATCGCGGCGGCGTGCGCAAGATCGACCAGCTCGTCGACGTCGGCGAGGTCGAATGGACGCGCGAAGGCGACGAGGTCACCGGCGCGAAGGTGGTCGTCGCGGGCCGCTCCTGCATCGGGCAATCCGATTTCCTGCTGTCGATCGCTGCGCGTCGTCACGAGATGGTGATCTACCGCGGCGCGGATCGCGTCTGGGAAGGCCCCATCCTCGAGGTGCGCTGGCTGACGGGCAAGGTCGAGATCGTCGCGCACGACGTCGTCGAATACGTCGATCACACTCCGCTGTCGAAGGACTGGCCGAATGAGGACGGCGGCGGCCAGCGCTATATGACCGAGCGCGTGCGCGATATCTTCGCCTACGAGTTGGCTACGGCCTACGACATGAACGTCACCGTCTCCGGCGTCGCCGAGGTCGTGAACGTCCCTCGATGGGAGAACCTCGACCCGCCGGCGAATATCGCGCCGTACCTCGATATCCGCGCGTCGACCGGGCCGCAGGGCATCCTCACGCGCTCGTCGACGGTGGCCTTCGAGATGATGCTCGGCGAGCACCTGCGCAACCTCGCCGAGGGCGGCCTGGACTTCACCGCCGTCGGCCGCCGGATCCTCGTCTGGGATTCGGCGATGTCGATCGGCCGTACCCGCGCGCTCACCGACGCTGACTTCTATGGCGAGCTGGCGGTCATCTCCGCGGGTGGCGAGCACGCCTCTGTCGGGCATATCTCGGCCCAGCGCGATCAGGAGGCGGACGGCGGCGCGGTCGCCGCCAGCGTCGGCAACGCGGGTGGTCCCGACCCCTTCTACGGGGTGTGGACGCGGCTGACCTCTCTCGCGAGCGAGGAGGGTAGCGATACCCCCTCGCAGATGGAGCTCAACTCCCAGGCCCGCCGTACGATCGCCGGGCGCAACCCCGTGCCCACGGACATCATCGTCCCCAACGGCGGCGGCCTCCGCCTCTCCCATGACCTGCGGATCAACCAGCTGATCCCGGGCGTCATCATGCCGGTGCGCGCCACCCTCAACCTCAAGCCGGTTTCGCAGGATCAGCGCCTCAACAAGGTCACCGTCCGCGAGACCCCCGGCTCCGAAACCGTGCAGGTGTCGCTGACGCCGGTCGGCGCTCTGGAGGTGATCCCCGGTGGCTGAGCGGTCGATGTCCTCCCTCCTGCGCCGCCTGGGCACCCGCGTGACCTCGCTCGAGCGGCGCATCGCGCGCGGCACTTTCCAGCTGCCGGATCGCCTCGCTCCTCTCGGCGAGCAGGTGACCGACTGGAACGATGTAAAGTCCGCCGGCTTCTACTGGTCGGAGGATGCCGCGAACGCCCCGCGCGCCG